AAAGATATTTTGCTTTGGATGGTTCCAACTACTATCGCATTCCTGTTATCGTAATACTGACCGACTAAAAGCAAAGCGGCGTGTTTAATTGCCATTGGGAAAATAGTATCTGGGTCAACGCTTGCGGTTCCCACTGGATTAAATCCCTCGCTTACTTCAATAATGTACTTAATCGTATCGTCGGTTATTGAGTCGGGCGCGGTATTGATAAAAATATTTCGTGAGTAGTTGCCCATTGGGTCGGGTGCTACTATCCAATCGCTCCCAGCAAATGCCGTTACCGCTTGGCTGCTGTTTACATAACTTACAGAGTTCACAGCCAACACGCGGCTATTTACGCGAAGATAATTGCCAGAAGGTATATTGAGGCCGTTCACGGGATTGATAAGCGCAGGCGAGCCCGTAAAGCTATCAAAGCCATATTTAGCCGTTCCCTTCTTAATCGAGTAGCCTAAGTAATTGCTGCAGGCGTCAACGGCCATACTAATTAAACCCGAAATATAACTGTCGTCATCGGAAGCCGTAACGCGTAAATGCTGCTTAGCATCGGCTAAACTCAAGTAGTCGGTTGCTACATTGGCAAAGGCTGTGTATCTTCTGCTTTTAAACATTATTCTGCGTCTAGTTCGGTCTCTGGGTTAGTCGGTTTCTTTTTGGTCTTAGGTGCAGCTACAACTTCAACAGCCCCCGCCTCAAGTAATAACTCGGCTTGCTTAGTTTCAATGTCTACAACCTCGCCCAAGTTATAACTTAGGTTAAATTGCCCTGTCGGATTAATCAAAAACTTTACTAACATTTGGCCCGCGGGGGGTACAGTCAAGACCCCCCGCAGCACTCGGACTTTTACGCCCCCGAGCGGGCTAGTGATTAGGCAACGATGTCCTTACAAACCGCGAAGGCTGCAGGGTTCAACAAGTTGCAATCCAAATAAGCGTTAAGCACAACGTTGGTCAAGCCAGCAGTAGCTCCGCTATACGGGTCAACTGTCAACTCCATTCCACCCCAGTTAGCGATAGCCATTTTGCTGAAGTCTCCGAAGATCATTGCAGACAAAGTAGAGCTAGAACCTTTAGACAAGTTGCTAGGAACCAAGGTAGTTGTTTGAACATTGTAACCGTTCAAATCAGTACCACCAGAAGGCCAAATAAAGTTACCTTCAACACCTGAAGATTGGCGGGCAGTAGTTTGCAATTTAGCTTTCACCAATGGGTTAGTCAAATAAGCAACTCCATTACCGTTAGCGTTTTCAACTGCTTTCATCAAGTTAACTACGTCAGCCCAAACTGGAGCGATTCCGTTAGCGTTGGTTGCGTTTGAAGTTGCGCCACCTGCGAAAGTTACGTTTACGTTAGCGTTACCGATGATTCCTACAGGCTCGTTAGATCCACCACCTTTAATAGCAGCAGTTTCCAAAGATTGAGCCATTGCATTTAACAACCAGTTTCTTACGTACCCGTCGATAGAGTTGCTAGATTGCAACATCAACTGGTTAGAAACTTGGATGTAAGCAGCCAAACGCTTTGGAGAAAAAGTGATTTTAGAGAAAGCAGGGCTCTTTTCAGTAGCTGTTCCGTTTTCAGTATTCCAACCTGCAGAAGGCAAAGTGCTAGCTGTTGGTAAATCCAAGTTTCCAACAAGGCCGCTCAAACGCTGAACGCCTAAACCTGCCAATACTGTGCGAGGCAACAAAACGTCAATGATTGAACCTACAGAAGTTTGAACGTTAACGCCACCTTCAGAACCAGAAGTTCCGCCTGTTGCAGTCATGTCACGTGTGAATACTTCAGAAGGGATTTTGATTGAATGAGCAGAAACGCTAACACCTGAGCGCTGAAATTCAGAACCGCCCATTGCAGAAAATTCGCCTTCAACGCCTTCACGACGGCCAGTGATAGCCATTTCCATTGCGCGCTTGAAGCTGTAATCTTTAGCCATGTTAGACTTTTCTTTTTCTTCGCTACGGCTTGCGCTGTGGCCTGCTGCCTGAGCTGCAAGGTTTTGCAATTTCTCTAAGGTTTCAACCTCTGCTTTGATCGCGCCCAAACGAGCTTCGATTTCGCTTAAGCGGTTAGTTTCAGTGTCAGCCATAGAACGCGCTTCGCGCTCGATAGTTGACTGCAAGGTAGACAATTCGCCGAGCAAACGTCCACGCTCTTCTTTTAGGGCTTTAATTTTATTCATGATTTTTGTTTTTTTTAATAGTTTGTGTATCTGGCTAATGCTAATTTCAAAATGTCGGCGCTGACTTGGCTTTGTTTTGCGGCTTCAATTTCTAGCTCTTGGTCTCTTATTGCTGCAATGCTGCGAGCGTCTGCCTCTGTATCTTCATAAGCAGGATAAGTAACGGGGCTAACATCGTAAAGGTCCTCAATCACTTTGATAGTACGCTTTCCCATTGTGCCGTATTTTTCCGACTCGCTCCAGTTCTGTTCTTTAATTGTAAAAGCAAATGAGCTTTGCGTAATGTCTCCGCGCATAATAGAACGCACGACGCTCATATGCGTAGGGTTCTCATAATCTGGAACCCAAGTATATTCTAAATTACCGTCGCCATTTACAAATACTCTGCAAGTGTCTGCCTTTGTGCGGCCCAAAATTAAATCGGCTTCATGGTTAAACAAACAACGGATATCGTAATCCTTACTCAAAGCATTGTCAAACGCCCCGGGCATTATCACCTCTTCAAAATATCCAAGGTCAGTTACTGAATTAATAACAGCAGCGATGCCACCAATTTCTTTTGGCATGCCTTCGCCCTCTGCTCTAGTGTGGACGGTGCCCGTAAATGTGCGCCTTTCTTGTTTCATTTTAATTTATTGTTTGGTTATTTACGCCGTCTGGGTTATTGTTTTTGTCTGCGGTCGCCATAAGGTTTGCAATCTTCGCGTCCATATACTCGTTAATCTGACTGCTAGGCATTAAGTTGGCTTCAATTAAATACTCGTCGCCACCATCAAACGCGTTAACATCCTCATAAACCCGCGCCTCGTTACGTGAAAGCCAGCCGCCGCGAATGCCTTTATTGTAATAGTCTGCGCGCTCATTGGCGGAGGCTCTCAATAGTGAGTTGAAATTGAATTTAAAGTAATATGTAAGCTTGTCATTTTCTGTCAAAAGCTTGCGCGCTAGTTCCTGCTCGATGTTGATAGCGTAGCTCATCAAAGTACGGGCGTAAAAATCTTGGTATTCCTGTTCTACGCTTGACTTGATGCCTGCCGTTGCGCCTATCATAGAAGCAGGCACTCCAAAGATTCGTGCAATTTCCTCGCTGCTAAATTTACGAGTCTCCAAGTACTGTGCCTCTTCAGGGCTTAGGCTTAATTTTTCCATCTTGATTCCGTTAGGAAGCACAGCGCTACGGCTTGCCCCGTCAATAACATCGTCGAGGGATTTTTTTAACGGCCCTGCTTGGTCTATTTTTATCTGGGCGTCTGACGTTAACAAAAATTTCAATACTCCATTTTTATAAACTCCCGCGCTTTGGCTGATTGCTGCCAAGTCGATGCCTAAAGTTTCCGCATGCAATACTACAGGACTCAAACCGACTAAAGGATTATCCCCACACATTCCTTTAAAGTGTAGCATTTCCGTTGCTGGGATCATGCCCGGGTATCCTGCAAGTGTAACCTTGTAAAATAAAAGGCCGTCCTGCATAACAGGCGTAACGTACTGCGGCGCGATTGGGTGCAACTCTATGCCAATGTTTCGCACATCGCGATTAATAAAAGCGTAAGCGTTACCAGTTAGCGCCAAGTGGCTAGTCATGTACTTTGTAAAATCGTATTTAGTTTGATAGGGATTCGGCTCGTTAGTTAAAGCTGTGGCGTAGTGGATTATAATTTGATCCCTATTCTGCCCATCATCTTTATACAACTTCAAACCAAGCCCCGCGATTCCATCAGCAATAACTCTAACGCAAGCGTGCACGGATGCAATGCTTAACGCCGTTGTATTATTTACGGCTTGGCCGCTTTTAGTTTGGTAGCCAAAAATATTGTTTAAAGTGTTAACGAACCAGTCCGCGGGTTGCGTTAGCATTGACCGCTTTTCTGTTTTCCGTTCCCAAAATCGTAGATTCATCGGTGCAAA